ATGCAAAAAGCATTTGAGTCGGATGTATGGAATCCACGCCCGTCTGGGTTGTGCAAACGTCATTGTCCAGTGCTTGAGTGTGCTCACAATGGGAGAAACTAATGCCATACACTAAGACAAAGCGTCCTTACAAGAAAGAATACAAACAGCAGAAAGCCAGAGGCGAGCATGAAGATCGTATGGAACGCCAACGTGCTAGACGTAAGATGGATAAGAAAGGTATAGATAAAAATAAAAACGGCAAAGCCGATAAAAGAGAAGGCAAGGACATTGCCCACAAGAAACCGCTAAGTAAAGGCGGAAAAAATAAAGACGGTGTAAGAGTACAAAGCCGCAAGAAAAATCGTGCAGCAGGTGGAGCTATGAGTAAGCCACCTAAGAAGAAGCGGTAGTGTTTCACTACCACGGAGAACAACATGAAGATAATTAGGGATAAGGCAATACTGCTGAAAGTCCGTAATCCTAAACAGATCACGACTGTAATCCCAAAGAGCAAGGAGTTGTCAATGAATGAAGTCGTTGTAAATTGGGGGCTTGACGAAGCCCACACCCTACGTGGGTTAAATATAAACGTGCCGTCACCTATCACTAAACGTTATTCCTGGCCAGGACAGTATAAGCCGTTCGACCACCAGAAGACTACAGCATCGTTTATGACGATGAACAAAAAGTCCTTTTGCTTCAACGAACAAGGCACAGGCAAGACCGCCTCTGCTATCTGGGCGGCTGACTATCTCATGACGCAAGGCAAAATAAACCGTGTGCTAGTGATATGCCCCTTGTCGATTATGGATAGTGCATGGCGTAATGATTTGTTTTCTTTTGCGATGCACAGGAGTGTAGATGTTGCTCATGGCAGCAAAGATAAGCGCAAGAAAATTATAAATAGTGGGGCTGATTTTGTAATTATAAACTACGATGGCGTAGAGGTTGTCAAAGACGAGATAGCAAACGGTGGGTTTGATTTGTTTATTGTGGACGAAGCTACGCATTACAAAAATGCACAAACAAAGAGGTGGAAAACATTAAACAAACTGATCGGCGATAACGACTGGTTGTGGATGATGACAGGTACACCTGCTGCACAAAGTCCAGTAGACGCCTACGGTCTGGCTAAATTAGTGAATCCTCTGTCTGTGCCAAGATTCTTTGGTTCATGGCGTGACATGGTTATGTGGAAAGTTACTCAGTTTACATGGAAGCCCAAAGACACAGCAAAAGACACAGTCTTTCGAGCGTTGCAACCTGCAATTCGTTTTACAAAAGACGAATGTCTTGACTTGCCAGACATGGTGTACACCAAACGGTTTGTAGAGATGACAAAGCAACAGCAGCAATACTATGAAATGTTGCGTAAAAGAATGGTCATGCAGGTGGCAGGAGAGGATGTTACAGCCGCTAACGCTGCGATCAATCTTAATAAGCTCCTACAAATAAGTGCAGGTGCAGTGTACACCGATGATGGCGACACAGTGCAGTTTGATATAAAGAATCGATACCAAGCGTTGAAAGAAGTAATAGATGAAAGCAGTCAAAAGGTCTTGGTGTTTGTACCTTTTAGACACGCTATTGATCTACTTACTGAGAAGCTTGCCAGGGACGGCGTAACGTCGGAGATCATACGAGGAGATGTTTCTGCGAGTAAACGTACTGATATCTTTGCCCGCTTCCAACACGATCCAGATCCCAAAGTGCTAGTCATACAACCACAAGCAGCAGCGCATGGAGTCACGTTGACAGCAGCGAACACTGTTGTGTGGTGGGGACCGACATCGTCGCTAGAAACATACGCACAAGCAAACGCACGTGTTCATCGCTCTGGGCAGAAGCATAAATGCACTGTGATACAATTGGCAGGATCGGCTGCGGAAAAACGTATTTACCGTATGTTAGATGCTCGTATTAATATACATACAGAAATGATAAATTTATACAAAGAAATACTTGACTAAGTAGTATAAGTTATTATATGTCAGATATATAAATATATAATGGAGAACATAAATGGCGGTATCAGTCGAAAGGCTTACAAAAGCCTACATCAAAATACGTGATAAGCGTTCGGAGTTGTCTGCCAAATTCAAAGAAGAAGATGGTGGTCTTGCTGAAAAGCAGGATAAGATTAAACGTGCCTTGCTAAAATACTGTAAAGAACAGGGCGTGGACAGTGTAAGAACTCCTGCGGGTTTGTTCTATCGCACAGTCAAACAGCGTTACTGGACAAGCGATTGGGATTCTATGCACTCTTTTATTATGGAGCATCAAGTCCCTGAGTTTTTCGAGAAGCGTTTAAATCAAACCAACGTGCGACAGTTTATAGAAGAGAATCCTGATTCGGTTCCCGCAGGTCTCAACGTAGACTCGGAGTACGTCATCTCTGTGAGGAAAAAATGAACGAAGATACACCATATGTTAACATTAATAAGGTTGCAGACTACTTCCAAGTATCTGTGTCAACCGTCCGTAAATGGATAAACAACGATTATATACCTGATAGCACGTACATAAAAATCGGTGAGGTCTATAGGTTTAGACTGGATGATGTGGAGTCTGCGCTGTCAAAAGCAAGCAAAACAGGAATGGCTGAGTAATGTCCAATATGGCATCTATTAGTAACACTGTGCATCAGATAACCTTGGGCGGTAAACGTTTTAGCAAGTCTGTAGACGGTGAACGCATTGGTGCTGTTGATAGTCCAATGAACGTAATAATAGTAAATGCCGCAAAGTTGGCTCGTACCTATTATAAAGATGAGTACGATCCAAACAGTCCATCTGCCCCAACATGTTGGTCGCCAGATACGCAAGTCCCATCCGTTGATGTGCCGACAAACCAAAAACAGTCTGCCCGATGTATGGATTGTCAACAGAACATCAAAGGATCAAGTGACGGTGGTGGTCGCGCTTGTAGGTTTTCTCAACGCCTAGCTATCCTTCTGGAAGGGCAGATGGACACCGTTTATCAAATACGAATCCCTGCTACCTCTATTTTTGGCAACGCCAAGGATGGCAACATGGGCATGCAGGCATACGCTAAATATCTTCATAAGCACAAGACACCATCAATAGCTGTGGTGACACAGATGCGCTTTGATGATAGAACTGATTCACCCAAATTGTTTTTCAAAGCCGTTCGTGCACTTGAAGAGCAAGAGCTTCAGACAGCTTTGAAGCAGAAGAGCAGCCATGCGGCAAGCATTGCTGCGCTACAAACCGTAGCGATTCCAAAAAAGGACGCTATAAATAAGTCTCCGTTTACGGCAGTAGACGGGTTTGAGTATAACAAAGGAGAAGACTAATGGCAGAAGCCAAACCTATGCATTTAATTAAAAACGTTACAGCTATGTATCCGCGTCTGGATCAGACTTATAGATACGACAGAAATATCCCACCAAGGGGTAAAACTGTGCCTTGTGGCCCAACAGAAGAGAATGCGAAGTATGAGATGGACTTTCGCATGACTGAGGCACAAGCAAAAGAGCTGTATAAAGCCATGGTAGCTGCGTATAAAGAACAAGCGGCTGCTGATTGGCCTGCTATGCCCAAGCACACAGACGTGTTTGAGATAGATATGGACGGTGGTTACATCGGTTCTGTACAACTAAAAGGTCAATATAAAGGCAAGGTAACAGAACCACCTTTGCATGTAGACGCAAAGAACAGGAAGTTACCGTCATCGTTTAAACTTACTCATGGCAGCACTATAAACATAGGAGTTACTCTTGTGCCTTATAGTATGAGTTCACACGGAGTATCGCTAAGAGTGAAAGCCGTGCAAGTACTAGAACTTGCTGAGAAGAAGCAATACTCACCGTTTGAAGCACAAGACGGTTTCTCTGTAGAAGAGGATGATGCTTCAGCCGTGTTTGAAGATGTGATCGATTCTGCGCCTGTTGAAGCAGATGAGATCCCCGAACCGAAAAAGGTCGCCAAAAAGAAAGAGGGAGCTGCTCCTCCTGCTGATGAGGCTGACCTTGCGGCTCTTGTTGATGACTGGGACGACTAAGAAGTTAGGGGGGAACTTCTTATCCTGACATTAACGAGAGAACGTCGTGGTGAGGTAGACTCCTATCACGCCTCACCACGATTCATTTTGGAGCAGCAGCAATGGAAACAACAGACTTTTTGCGAGGAGTGCTTGGTGACAATGGTCACTACTGCATATTCGCTGCAAGGAGCAAAGATAAAAAAAGAATACAAAAATTTTACGATACCGTTGAGGAAGTAGAACAAGCAGCAAATAAGTTTAACGCTGATGGATTTGACGTTTACTTTGCACTAAGCACATTTAAAGAACCAACTAACCGTAAGGGTAGTAACGCACAAGAACTTAAATCTTTGTTTTTAGATTTAGATTGTGGCCCTTCAAAAGAATACCCTACACAGCAAGCAGCTATTGAAGCGTTGCGTGGTTTCTGTAAACAACTCTCTCTACCCCGACCTACGATGGTCAACAGCGGACGAGGTGTACACGTATATTGGAGCCTTATCGAATCGGTTTCGGCAGAGGATTGGGTGGATGTAGCAGAAACATTAAAACAGGCTTGCGCTAGTAACGGACTTCTTGCTGACCCTTCTGTTACAGCAGACGTGGCGCGTATATTACGAATACCTGAAACGCACAATTATAAAGATGATCCACCATTAAAAGTAGAACTATTAGGTGTAGATCCTGCAAAGCCTATCGTGCTTTCTGATTTTGCGAAAAAAATTTCTGTGTCGAAGCCAGTTACTAACGTAGAGCTAGACGTAGACGCCTTGTATCAAAGTTCAATCCCAAGCAAAAAACAAGTGGAGCAAATACTTTCTTACCTCGATCCAGAGGACAGAGAGGAGTGGGTGTCGGTAGGGCATAGTTTAAAAGCCACAGACGAGAGTTTTTTACCTTTGTTTATAGCTTTTTCAGAGGGGTCTTTTTGCGGGAGCATTCCTCCTAATTACAAAAGTCATGAAGATGTTATAGAATCTTGGAACTCTTTTAATCCCAGTCGAACTAATTTTGGTTCTCTGGTAAACCGTGCAAGGGCAAAAGGGTTTGATGATAAGCTATCATTTACTTTTAAAGAATGTGAGGGAGAGGTAATAGATGAGGGGTTTAGGATACCAGAATACCCTTCACCGTATTTTAGAGGCATGTCAGGTGGTGTGTTTCTGCGTAGCAGCAACGCTGACGGAGACGTAGAAGAGGAAATAATATATCATCATGACATATACATAACTCGTAGACTGCATGATGAAGAGCTTGGCGAAACACTAGTGTTTAGATTACATTTACCAAAAGATGGTGTGCGTCAATTTAGTGTGCCGCTTACACACGTGACTTCAAGAGAGGAGTTTCGCAAGAGCATGGCACGAGAAGGTGTAACCGCATGGGGGAGGAATTTAGATAAACTTATGGCATATACAACAAAATGGGTAGATGAATTACAAAAAACATCTAAAGCAGACGAAGCACATAGGCAATTTGGTTGGGTCGATGATGGTATGGAAGAGTTTGTACTTGGAGATAAACTTATCACAGGTGCAGAGATTAGTTATAACCCACCATCATCCAAGACAGCGGGGCTTATAGATGCATTTGAGCCAAAAGGCTCACGTGAGAAGAATATAGAGCTGCTAAACTTTTACAACAAAAAAGGATGGGAACTACATCAATACATTGTTGGCGTTGGGTTCGGCTCGCCCTTGATGGCTTTAACAGGGTTAAACAGTATGGCAGTGCATCTGCATG